AAGCATATCTACGAGGATGACATGGATGTCCAAGACCAGGATGTTAAAACCATTGAGGATTTAAAAGAGTATGGTAAGAAATACTTTCAGTCAAGTCTTTGCGATTTGCCAGATGAGAGCTTAGAGATTGATGTGGTGGGTCATGCCGATCAACCAGTAAAACTATTTGATACAGTATCAATCTTTTATGAACTCTATAATGTTGATATTCGCAAAAAGATTACCAGCTATAACTACAGTCCAATGTCTAAAAAGTTGAAGAAGATTGGATTTGGTAAAATTTCACGTTCGCTAGGTGGTGCGATTGGCAAAATCGTTGACGATGTAGTCAAAGAGAAAATTGCTAGTCATGATGCTGAATACGAGGCTAAGGTTCAAAAATTAGTTGATAATGCTAATGCCGAATATGAGAAACGAGCTAAGGAAATTGAAAATAAGGTCACAGATGGCATTGAGGAAGCCAAGGCTCGAGCTGAAGTAGTTAAGGAAGAAATTTCAGCACAAGTCACTGAGAAGATTAAGGAAGCAAACCAAGCAAATAAAAATGAAATTGTGGAAGAGTTCAAAGCTCAATACAATGGCATTGAAGTTGAGATGGAAGGCCTGAAAGTTACTACTGATCAATTGAGGACTAGTGATGTAGATATTACGAAAATAATCAATGAGTTCAAAGATCAAACACAAAGCCAATTTGTAGGAGTCCAAGGCGCACAATCACGCTTTGAACAGACCACAGAAAAGGCCATTTCTGACCTAACCAATGTGACTAATGGCAAAGCAGATCGCTCATATGTAGAACAGACAGTGCAGGGTGTCAAAGAAGAATTCACTTCAATTGGACTTACAGGCGGTCCTAATATGCTCAGAAACTCAAGAGCAGATGATGGCTTGAATTTCTGGAGTGAAGAAAATGGGAAATTAAGTTTCATTTCTCACCAATTCTATTTCAATGGACAGAAGAGAATGTTTTTACTGTCCAACGGTGCCAAAGTACACAGTCCCCGTTTTATTGTTAAACGCAATAAGGATTACATCCTCAACTTAACAGCGTTTGACGCTAACACAAGAAATGTAAAAATTTCATTTTGTAAGCGCAAAAAAGGAAACACAGCAGATTTTGAGGAGAAACAAGAAATCTTCAACAAAACTGGTTCCCCTGCATTCAGCTCTCATGAAGCACTCAAGCGAACTCTAAAATTCAATGTTGGGGAGTTTGATGATGGGTATCTTCTTTTTGAATATCAAGGAAATCCATCCGGATGGTCAGGAATGTTCATGACTGAGCTTGACTTTTATGAAGGCTCAAATGACCGGTTATGGCAACCGGCACCAGAAGACTCTGCCACAGAAATGCAGGCAACATTTGAGCGCACAGCTAAAGGGTTGACTACAAAGATCACGAATCTTGAACAGTACACTGGACAAAATGGGGAACTTGAAAGCAGATTAAAAAGATTTGCAGAAGAGAGAACCGCAAACACTTACACATCAATCACAGAGCTGCTTTCTCAACAGTATATTGCTAAAAATAAATATACTGAAGATCTTAATAGTATCACAAGAAGATTTGATGAAATTGTGCAAGCTGGAGAAAACCTGCTTAAAAACAGCGGTAATCCTCAAGATGTAGAGGGGTGGGGGTATTATGATCCCGGATTGAGTCCAGTAGTAACAGTCTCAACTAATCCAATCTACTACAATGAATCCAGAAAAGTTTTTAAGATTGAAAATGCAAGTGACACTACTAAAGCAGCAGCATCACAACGCTTCAACACCAAAAGAAATACGACTTACACGATTTCATTTGATGCAATTGGATCAGACAATCTTAAAGCTGCAACATTCTACTTCCTAGCAAGGAAGAAAGGTGAGACGGGGAATTTTACAAAAGTATTCACGCTTGCTGACAAGATCGCCATCCCACAAGATAGAATCACACGCTACTATTTCACAGTCAATTCTGAGGAATATGATGAAGCATTTTTGCGATTTGACAACACTGGATCATCAAATGGACAGCCAGCAAGTCTCTATTTTGGGGACATTGATGTTTATGAAGGATCTATCAAGAGAGCCTACCAACCGCCAACAGATAACGGCTCATCTATGATTGAGGCCAAACTTGCTGAATTCAAGCAAGGAATTGATGGGCAGTTCACGACATTTTCCACAGAGTTTGGAATGAGGCTGTCCAGTCAAAATACAGTGCTCAGTGACAAACTAGACGATTTTAAAGATAGCATCAATGGGCGTTTTGCGAACTACCAAAATACAGTAAATGGTCAAGTGGCAAGTATTGTTAGCCAGTTTGATGGAGTTTTGAAGAAAACAGATGTCCAAATCTCACCCGGCCAAATCAGTTTCGGTACTGGAAAAATGATAAACGGGCGCTCTATCAGTTCCCTATTAGTCCAAGATCCAGAGTCCATTGCCTTGATTGCGAAATTAATCAAGGTAAAAGGCGACATGGTAGTTGATGGATCCATTGTGTCCAGGCATCTTGCTAGTGAAAGTGTAGAATCCGGTCACATGAAGGCTGGGTCTGTAACTGCGCCGATAATTGCTAGTAACGCTGTTACAGCTGATAAATTACTTGTAGATTACGCATTGATTCAGAAGCTGGTAACAAATCAGGCCTTTGTTAGAGAGTTAATCTCTCAGAAAGCATTCATCACAGAACTCAACTCTGTTAAGATTGCTGCTGAAAGAATTCAAGGTGGACGATTAACATCTAACACGGGATCAATGGTGTTTGATTTAGATAATAGTGCATTAAATATGATGACTGATACTGCTGTTATTAGACGAATTTTCGACAGGTACCCTACGCAGTTTATCAGATACGGAACTCAGATTATAAATGGCGAAAGATTTTCAAAAACCATCATTGGTTCAAACCGTGATGGAACTGAAAATAGTGGGAATCGGACATTCAGTGGTATGGAAATCTACAATAGTACGAACGAAGATGTGGAAGACTACACCAAATTCTACGCTGATAAGATGTATTTGCAACATAGCGAATACAAACAAGGCTGGATTATTCAAAACGCTGGTAAACCTAGAATTGCACCACTAAATGGAACGACGTATTCCGAAATTATCGCATCTGATTTTAGAGTGATCTACACATCGGACGGTAACCATCGAAGCGTTGGTACATATCTATGGGATCTATTGACTTGCTTTGGAATCATCAAAAAATATGGATGGGATTTAAAGAACAAAAGTGTTCAAAGCCATCTCGGAGATGTCTTGTCAAAATATAGTTATAAATAAAAAGGAGAAAAAATGAACGAAAACATCTTACTTGCTATGATTGCTGAACTAAATAAACAATTAGGTGATAAAACACTCGGAGAGATTGAGTTTAAGGCTCGATGTACTTACCTACAAGAAAAACTAGATCAGCTCACTCAAGAACTAGAAACATATCGCTCCGTCCTAGAATCGGATAAGGATTTGATGGACCTTTTCAACGAAATCAAAAATAAAAATGAGGTAACAAACTAATGGATTATAAATTACAATTTAAATCATTTGACCCAGTTGTGAATGCTACTAAAGTAGCAATTAAACAAGATCATCCATATCGGGTATTCGAAGAAGTTTTGCCAAACAACCGCATGGCAGAGGAAGATTCTGCACTAGTTGAAGCGGTGCTAAACATCGTCCGGATGGAACTTGACACCTCTGGTGCAGTGGTTGCAATTAAAAAAGAACTGGATAAGTCTGTGAAAGCAAACAACGAGGCTATTACTAAAATCCAAGCCCTTACAAAAGACAATGAAGATAAAGCAGTCCAAATTAAGAACATCAAAAATGTAGCTGATTGGGCTGTGTTAGTCGCTGTTACCAATACCGATCATCCAATTGATCCTACATTATTCGCTCGTGGGCTTGAATTGGTTGATGTAGCTCAAAAAGGAAAGGTCTATCAACCTTACGATATCTTTGTTATCGAAAACCCAGGCTATACTCCACGATTTAAAGAAGGCAAATTAGTCATGATCCAGGTCAATGAGGAATTTACCTATAACGGTGAAACACTTGAAGAACTTGAGAAAGGACCTCGTGCCAACGGAAAATTAGAAGTCTGGAAATGGGAAATCCCAAAGGAATCAAACCCTTCTAATAATCTTGAAACTCAACCAGTCGCACAGCCCGAATCTTAATTGATAGGAGTGTGATTGATGTATCAAGAAGAACCAGATGGCATTTTTGGAATTATCGAGGTAGTTCGTGATTTTTATGATCACGGAATTGACGAACATATAATTGTTTTTCTCTTGATGGCTATCGTTGCTCTAGACATCATTCTGG